ACCGATGCTGGCATCTTAGATCGAAGTCTCCGTGAGATCCTTGATTACGAAGTTAGCATTGCGCTGCTTACATGCAAGTTCTGCGTAGCAAGTCAAAGTTGCTTCGTAAGCATCGGTGTTAGGAACGCGGTTCATCACTGCACCATCAAGGTCCATGAACTGCCAGCCTTCACCAACTTGGTGGTAAACCATGCTTTCGGGGTTCAATCCGTACAGCGCGTTGTTGGGGCAATCGAAGTCTGCGTAAAGAACCGTTGGGCCCTCGTCGCCTTGACCTGATACTGATGGGCTGTAGTACTGGATACCAGCGTAGCCACCCTTGAGCTCTGTTTGCTCCATGTTGCGCTTCAGCGACAGGAACAAGTTAGCAACTGACAAGTGAACACCCTCAGCAGACACCAACAATGTTGGCTTCTTGCCGCTGTTGATCAGTGTCTTCATGATTGCACCAGTGATCAAGGTTTCGGTCACTGAACGGTTTGTTCCACCGTTTGCGTTGACGTATGCCTTCCACTTTGGCTGTGAAGATGGGTTGATGGTGTGAAGAACTGAAGAGTCATCCACGATGGTTTGCATACCGGTGAGTTCAATTTGTCCGTCACCAGGCTGACCTGAGTTGTTGGAAGCTCCACCTGCACCTGCACGGAAAATGAAGTTGGTTGCGGCTGTCGTAACTGCAGCGCCAGAGATGACTACTGTTTTGTTCGACTCGTTAACCGACGTAATTTCACGGGCTGAGGCTACTGCGGTTGGGCTAGCTACAGTTCCGATGTCAACGACCATGCCACCATCAAAGAAGAGGTTGCGAAGTGCAGTTGAACCGGTTGTGGCGGCCAAAACAACAGTTGTTGAGCTTGTGGTAACTCCACATTGAGCAATAACACCGTTTGATGTGCCCCAAAGTTGACGGTTAACGTCTTTCATGGAGTCACGACGGATGCCGCTCATTTCAGCGTCGAGTGCATCAACAAAAGCGCCACGGTCTGTAACAGCCTGACGGATTGTTGGGCCACTCAGCTGGATGCGGCCATAGACGTATCGGACTGGTACTGGGACCGTCGCGTACGCCTGATTGCCTGCTGCTGGGAGCGTGCCATTTTCTCCGCGAGCGCCAACACCGGAGGAGCGCCCGAGGTGGACTGCATGGCGGGCGATACGGCCCGTAACGGTGTCGCGACGCGTCTCGATCTGCGAGAGGAGAAACGTGGCCTGGTTGAGATTGTCGATGTAATCCTTGTAATCGTCTTTAAGGATTGCATCAACAGTGGAAAGGCTTGCAGCCATTTAAATCACTTCCTTGATGAATAGTGGGTTGAATTGGTTTTCACCAACCGCTTGGCCGTCTCTTGTTGCTCCGCAACTTAAAACCGCTTGGACTCACCGCCAATGTGCCTAAAGGTTGAATAGGTTTTTACATCTATCCAATCCAGGACAGATACATATATATATATTATACCTATTGCTAGGTATGTCAAGTAGCCTAAATATTATTTTGATTTAGGCGAGCCATTGCTCGATCTCGCGGTGTCATGTTTGCTGAGTCAATGCGAGGAGCAAAACCGTTTGGTGCAGCAGATGGCATTCCAGCAGATGGGTTTTGCCGACGCTGAACGATTGACTGTGCTTGCTTAAGGATTTGATTTTCAATATCCTGAATAGCTGCATGAAGATCCAGGTCTTCTCGTTGCTGTGCTGCAGTAATTGCCGCAACTGCAAGAGGACCTTGTGGATCGTAACCAGCTTCTTCGAGCGTTTGGGTAATTTCCATTTCGTACTGTTGAACAACCTGCTCATGCTGAAAAGCCTGCATGCGATCTTCAACCATACGCTCGACCTGCTGTGGTGTTAAACCTGCTTGCTGGCCCTGCTGGACTGCTTCTTGTACTACCTGCTGTTGGGTTTGACCCTGGCTATTAACACCAGCGATTTCATAGAACTTATCCCCAGCAAGGGTTTTAGCGTTTTCGATCATCCATTGAACGGCTGTATCTTGGTCGCCGCTTGCCCAGGCGTTAGCAAAACCTTGTACGGCTGCTGCATCATCGGGGTGCATACGGTCAAATACTTGGCGAATAGGCTTGTAACGGTCCCGTTCTTTAATTCTGTCCTGTACTTCAGAACGGTATTTCTCTTCCCAGTTAACATTGGTGGTGTCTTCCGGGGCGGGAGCTGCTTCCGTACTTTCTACATAGTCGCTAAAATTGGTATCTCCAATATCAGACATTAGAGAATTCCTCCTGATTCTTCAGTCATTGGGGCTTGCCCCATCATTGTTGGATCTATTTGCCCCATCATGGATGGGTCCATCTGTCCCATCATAGGGTTCATCTGCGCCTCCATGGGCATATTACCCTGTGCGGCCATAATTGCTGGATCATCAGCCATTGTTTCTTCCATCATAGGAAGACCAACGCCTGCATTAAGTGCAGCCATTACGCCAGGGTCTTGCATCTCACCCATTTCACCTTGATCCTCCTGAGCCATCATGGCTGCGGATTCATTAGTGAGCATTTGCATGTGGGCGAGAATATGAAGGTCAATAATCTCCTTAATTTCAGGAGGAGAAAGTTCATAAGCTGGGGACTTACGTTCCGTGTTGTGAACCATAATGTGTGCGTCGTGAACATCGAAGTCTTCGGGGATAACTGCGACACCCTGCATAAGTAGACCGTTTTCCCATTGAGCTTTGGCAATGTCCGGATCTTGTTGAGACAGGAATTGCTTGGGGTCGGGAAGGTCGAGCATCTTTGTTAAGGATCGAGCGTCTACGTTTTGGAACACCATAGGGAACTGCTGTGCGAGGCTAGCAATCATCGATTGGGTAGCAATCTTGCTGCGTGGCATGGTTGCATCCATAGGAACAATAACTGTTGGCTTTTCGTCGATATCGTCAGGGCCCCAGCTAACTTCGTGAGGAACGCCGTTTTCTGTGATCAACATAACCTTGCGAGTAATGCCCGAGCTCATAGCGTTCATACGGTAAAGCATGAGAGACATTTGCCCAATATTGCCCCAGCCAATAGATTGGTCTTTGGCCATAGGTCCAAGAGGTGTGTCGTCTTTTTCCGCCAACAACGCCAAAGCTAAACCGCTATTGCGATCTCCAGGTGCTTCACCACGGGTTGTTTGGTGTGTATGGAAAATGTCGTCAAGCTCCGCTTCTAGCTGTGCTGCTTCTCCTGAAATCCAGCGGGGGACTTCAGGTGCAGTTTGCCAGTGTGGTTCACCAATTTCACTGTTGTATTCCAAGGTGTCGGCGGGATCAATGGTAATAGAATCAGCATCATCAACCGATCCTGAAGGAATCATAAGGCGAGCGTTGGCAGCTTTACGCATGTGTTCGAGGATTGTGGATCGAGCACGATTGTAAGAATATTGAACGTCACGGGCAGGTGTAAGAAGGGTATGACCCACCCAGCTATTAGGAATTTTGTTTTGACGGAATAGCGACAGGTTGAGCTGTTTAAATGGGAATGGCCATTTTTCTTCAAGCAAAACAATTTTACCGTTAACTACGTGAACCACACATCCCGGACCGCGCGAGGTGGGCCGTTCGTAGTAGACGTAGACAAGGGTTGTGCGTGGCGGCGCTCCACCAGGGCGACGTAGCAAAATACTGCGGTGACGAGAAGAAAGCATAGCTTCAGCGTCAGGTTGAGGTACTTCATCAAGGTTGTATCTTTCTTGCACTTGCTCAGGTGGAAGGCTTGTGCAGCGAATCCACCAACGAGCATCCTTTACGTTTTGAGAACCTGGCTCTAGCGTAAACTCGCTAATACCAAGTGGTGTAAGGCGAATACCGCCTGTAGGTACAGAAAGACCCGACATTGGGTCCATAAGGTAATCTTCACCTTTGTCGGGATCCCAATCTACTGCCACAGCGCAAGCTCCACCAAACAAAGTTTGAAGAATAGCCATTTCTCGGATATCTTCCCAATCATTGTGGTTCTGTTCGCCCATAAGAATGTATTCCTGTAAGCGTTGACGACGCATTGAAGAATCATCCATACCGGTTGGCTGTACTTCCCAAATAAGTGGAGTTCGGGTTAATCGTGCTAAAAGACTCCTGGTACGGGGACCATATTTGTCAATTGTAATACGAGAAGCCCGTTCGGACTCGTTCGCATAGTCAAGCTCTTGTACGATGTTGCGTGTAAAGTCCCACCAAATCCACTGGTGAGAAGCGTAATATGACGCATTCATCCAGTAGTCGCGGCGTTCTTTTACAAGATACTGGTCAGCTTTCTGCCACATAGAAATGACATCTGCTGCAACGGGTGGGGACCAAGGTTTCATGGTGCTACGCCTTCAGAGGGGGATCGCCAGGTGTGGTAGGCTTCTTCTTCTTGTTTCTTTTGTTTTTTAGCAGAGACAGGTCGTTCAGCACGGACCATTGATGTAAAGTCGCCCGTGTGCTTTGAAATTGCCATTTGTGTTAATCTCCGGTTCTCGCGAACCAACCATACTACAACACCCATATTACCGAGCGCTACTATTGCTAACCATATCATACTTCAACATCCTTTGGTGATGCAACCTTGAAGGCTTTCTTTGATGGTGCCGTCTCGGGAGCAGGGGTAGCTTGCACTTCTCGAACAATACGTAAAGCGTTCTCCAGCTCTTCGTTTCTAGAAGCTAGGCCAAGGTTGGTTTCGGAAAGCTGTTGAACCATGTCTGCAAGAGTTTGTGTACTGCCGGCTGTTACTAGCTGTAGGTTGCGTGAATCTAAAACCATACGAGCCATTTCAATAGCACAATCAGCACAAACGTACAAAAGCTTATTAGCCCCAGGATTAGGGTCGTCGGGGTTGTTGACATGATCCAGGTCAATGCCTGTGTCAATTGTCGGGAGGTTTACGCTATGGCAAAACCCACAGCATCCCGGAAGATATAAATAATGTTCTACTAGTAGCATTCTTACCACCTCTTGTTCTTGGTTCTTTTGCCCATCTTATCCAACTTTTCCATGTAGCGTTGGACTCGACCATCTGCCCCTTCAGCATACTTCTTGCTTGCACGTTTTTGGACCTCGTAGGGTCTACAGCCCAATAAATATCGTAAAGCGTCAACTGCGTGGTCTTCGTCTTTAGTATCCAAGTCTTCAGGGTTTGTCCTGTCGTGCCGCATCATAGGTAGGGTGCGAATAAGATTTACGCAGTTATCAAATACTTTAAGGCGAATAACCTGGTCAGTTGGGCTTGGTGCTAGATAACGGCGGGTGTTCTGCCATCCACCAACACGTTGGTTCTTGGCTTTGGTAATTATGACCCCATTGGTCTGATATTGTCCGGCCACCGTAGTACCAGTACCGGCAGTGTTGTTAAACATCGACGGGTCACCAACACTCATCGAAAAGTATTCATCGTTGTTTTCGTGGTCTACAGAGAGCTTTTTGATATGCCGGGCTTGCTCTGCTGCAGTGAGACCTTTAGCGTACGCTTCCCGATATATATACATAGTTCCGTCTGACGGATCGAGCGCGCCCCATAAGCAGCAGAAAGGGTTTGCAGTTCCGAAGTCGATACCGCGAAATTTCTGCCACGACGGCGGGATCGGGAATGGGGGGATGACATGAATGTTGCGTTGAAACTCAACGAAGTACTGGCCCGTAAACGTGTCCCAATCCCCAAGGAGCTTTTGCCTGCGTTCGGTTTCGGGCAGCATTGAGAGGTGCTTTTTGTAGGTCGGGTCGATATGAGGGTTATCAACAACAGTAGAGGGTACAAAAGCAACAACAAGATGGTCGTTGGGGTCATGTTCGATTTCAAGCTTTTGTAGTTCTTCAAGATCATCAGGAAGCTCGACTAACCTTACAATTGGGGGATCTTCAAATCCGTTGGATACGTCGTACACTACAGCAAATTTGCCGTATTGTGTCGGCCCTACAAGCATTTGATACAAAAAGGTGTGGCCACGGTCTCCAGGGTTGGTAGCAAACATAACGTGGGTACGAACGCCGGCTGCAGCCATTCTCTTGCTTGTACGAAGACGACCAGAGATCATAAGCATCTGGTAAGGGGTAAACTGTGTAGCTTCGTCAAACCCGATAAAGTCGTACTCGGCAGACATGAACTGCCCTACATCTTCATCTCTAGCGCAGTACCCATATTCAATAATGCTGCCGTTCCCGTACCACCAGGCTTTAACGTTATCTACACTTCTGAGGGTTGCATCCACATCAACCTGTGAATAACGCACCTGTGTGCGAATAATCAGTGAGCGGCGAAGCTCAGGGAGTGAAGTACGGATTAGAAGGCTACGGTGCCCTGGATACATCAGACTTAACTGATGAACGTGGTATGCGAGAAGCTCAGACTTGCCGCCACCAGCAGCACCACCATAGAGAAGCCAATCTACCTTAGATAGCAGAATATTGGCCCGTAGCTGTCGTTCGTTACCTTGAAGACTCCACGCCGACATGTCCTCCTCAAGAAGCTTGAGGTATTCATCTTGTTCTCTAGTAGATAGGAGTGAGAACTCCTGATCCGATAAAAGATGGCTCATGCGTCACCGGCAACAGCCCTTAAACCACCTTCGACACGGCGCTTGGCCTCAAGACGCAATTCTTCCAATCGGTTCTGCCTTGTCTCTGCGGTTTCTGTTTGTGTTCCTGAAATGGATGTTGCTTGGTTCATTTCAAGACGTAGGATGTCGTGCCAAACTTTAGCAATCTTAGTTGCTT